AAATCGTCCATACGTTGCCAAGCAACCTCATCGCTAGCCGTCGCCTTGAGATGGCAGCCAAGCGAAACGATCTGCACATTGCGCAAGTGCTGGCCTGGCAAGTATTGCGGTGTGAGTGCCTCGGGCTTGATTCCGATGTATGGTAACGGCCCGTCCAGCGGCGCCCCTTGCCAGTCGAGCACCTTGCGCGCGACACAACGGACGTGAGTTTTGTATGCCGGCGGCTGGATTGATTGCAGCAACGCGATCAGGTTGTCTAGGCTTTTGCCTCGTGGGGTCTTGGCCATTATTTGACCCCTTCAATCAACGCGCGGCCGATGATCTGATCAAGCGCGTCCCTGGCCTTTAGCAATGCCCTGGCCAGATACTCTTTGCCCTCGATATAGACCTGATGTTTGAGCACGTATTGAGGATCGATTCTAGCCCGCTTGCCTCGGCCGGATCGCGTAACCAAAAGCTTGTTGCCTCGCTTGCTCTTGACAAAAAACAACTCCCGGCCCCAGTCGCGTGGCCAACGCTTGGCGGCGCTAGAGTTGAGCGGCACGGACAGATTTTGCCGCGTCTTTGGGGTGATGATACCGCCGAGATCCTGAATTCGCGCATAAGGCAAACGGCTCGACGTTTTGGCAGCGACTTTGCCGCGACTCATGCCGAGAAACTTAACCCCCTCGAGGAATGACCGAGACAACGCGCCCGTGCGAATGTTTGCCGGGTGCGGTGCTTTCTGTTCCGTGATGATTGTTTCTGCGATATGGCCAGCCAGCACTTGCGCGCTATTCAAAACGCCAGCCGCTAGTTGCTTCTCGGTTTCCTTGGCCACATCTTCGATAAACGCCGGAAACTCTGCCAGTGGGATCTGCCTTGCCATTGGACATCATCGGTAATCAAAGATACCGCGACGGATCGCCGGCTGCGGCAAATTCACGTTTTCCCGATCGCTTTCTTTTTCGTCTACCGACTGAGCTCCAACGTAGTTCTCCGCATTGGTGTCGGCACGACGCCGCAGGCTGTCTCTTAGGTCTGTGTAGTGTTGGATTTGCTGAGACCTCGTGGCCGACATTCCAATATCATTGCGATCGACATCCCTGGCCAGCTTGCCAATGATTACATCGCAAGCATCAGCAGCCGCCAGAAAGATGTCCGCAGTGAGACCGAAAATAAATTCAATCTCGGGATCAGTGAGTAACTGATCCTGGCTATTCGTGTCCCCGATCAACAGGCGAACCTGTTTTATGTCGGTGTCGGGGTTGCCCGAATAGCTCCAGGTCATTACTCACCATCCGGCTTTTTCTTGCGCGGCCTGCCCCGCTTGCGCTTCGTTGGCGCGGGTGGATCGGTCGGGGTTGGCTCATCTGCCATCGGCTTAGGAGTAACCGGATCGTCCACTTTCTCGATCGCGCCGATCTTCAAGAGGGATGCCGGCTTTGGAAACTCCGAATCAGGGTAGACCTCGCCCACCTCTCGGAAGTTTCCCCATGACCGGCGCACCCTCTTTTTGAGCTTGTAAGGCATCAGCTCACAACGGTACTAAAGAAATAGCCGAGATCACGCGCAACGAGGTGGTGATCATAGGCCGCTTCGCATTCGACAACGTTGGAATTGTCGCGCTCTGGCAGATCGTAGTTGCGGATCCGCATACCGGAGTTATTGATCCCGAATCCGGTCCATACGAACGAATACCACGCGCTCGGGGTGTTGATACTCGCGGTGTCTGGCTTGTACGCCAGCAAAGCATTCTTGCCGAGAATGTGCGAGGTGGCCTCGGTGGCGCCCTCAACCGCCGTGTTGCGCACGGCTTCGGCAACAACAACCTTTTCAAGCCCGAAAATGGACGCTAGCAGATCTGCCGAAACGATCCCCTTCTGCGTATACTTGATGCGCTCGAGGAAATCGGGGTGGTCTGCGATTGCGTCCATTACCTCCGGCCCCATGACCAGAACGTTTGGCGCATAGCCCGTGCCGGATGCCATGGCGCGAACGCCGGCCCGGATGTCCTCGATCGGGGTCGAAGTAGAGTTGTCCCAAAGCACGGCCGGGGTGATGTCCGTTGCCCACTTGCCGGGAGTGAACAACTCCGTAGCCCAGTCCGCATCAATGCGGGTCAGCACGTCATTGGTGCAATTCTTGGTTGCGGTCTCGCGCAGATTCAACGCGGCATCGGCGTTCGCCTGGCGTTGCTGGTCCAACAGCTCGCGGACCTTCCACACATCGCAAAAGAAAGTATCCTGGCTGAGACCCTCACCACGGATCGGGGCCATGCCGCCCGGACCAACTTTCTTGGCCTCGGATCGCAGGATGTCCTCTCGGCTCCAGACGTGAAACTTGTTGCTCTGAAAGTCGCTCGACACGTTTGAGAACGCATTGCAAATGAACTTGTTTTGCTCTTGTGCCCAGTTGATCGAGATGTTTGACAGCGCCTCGTCAACGTGCATATCGCGAGCGGTAGGCTTAGGCATTGGTCTTATCCTTTCCTGTCACTGGTTAAGCAGCAATGCCGCCGTGAGTCTGGGTCATTTCCACAACCTCGTCTAGTGCGGTTGCGGCCTGATTCGAGATGCCGATCACCTCATCGCCCGTCGTCGCCAGAACGGCTTTTCCGTTGGCATCCGAGGCCAGCTTGACGCCGGCCGAGAATGCGGCGCCGGCAACAACGCGGGTCACATCGCCATCTCTGGAAACGGTAGCCACGAGACCAGCCGCGTTGGGGTTGTTCTGCAACACACCAATGCAAAGCTCGCCCGCGCCGGCTGTGTCAACGGTATCCGCCGCAGACAGCTTGACCAGGCAGAATTGCTTTGCAGAGAGATCGCCGGCCGCCTGGTAGGTCAGATAGCCGAGGGTGTTTTCGCTAGCCATTGTTACGCCTCCTCAGCCTTGGCGGCTGCATAAAGATCGGGGTGAGCCTTCACTACTTTGGTGTAGCAGTGCTCATAGGACTTATCTGGGGTTTCATCGTGCAGGGTCTTGGCGAGCTTGCGCAGTTTATCGAGTGCGCCAGACGCCTCACCGGAGCCGCCGATCTCGACGAAAAGATCGCCCTTTTCGATCGTTCGGCTGCAAGCGGTCAAAGTCGTTTTGAGCTTGCCGAAAGTCTCTTCCGGCAACGCTTCACTGCAAGCCTTGAGCACGGCCCCCAGGTCCTCCGGTGCCATGCCTGGAACGTGCGCCATATCCTCGCTGGCAGTCTTGACGAACGAAGCCAGCTTTTGCTCGCCCTCGAGCTTGGCGATCTTCGCGTTGGCGTCGTCGAGCTGCTTCCGCATCTCAACCGCCCGCTTGTCTACCTTCTCTTTTTCGTCCTCGCCTTCCATCTTCTCTTCTTCATCGGCCGGCGGCATCGGGGGCTTTTCCTCTTCATCCTCCTGCTTTTCCTCCGGCTCGGGCGCGGCGGGCTCGTCTTGCTTTGCCGCTGCGAGGGCTTCGATCATCACGTTGCGATCTTCCTCGTCCATACGGGCTAGGATCGCTTCGACCTTGCTTGCATCGATCGGCATGGTATCGCCTTTCCAGAAAACGATTTCGGGCCTATGGCTGTCATCGCCAGACGCGCCCTTGTCAACAAAGCTGATTTCCTCGATCACTAGCGGCTTGAGCTTGGCTGGCATCAGAGAGCCTCCCGGTTGCCTGACCCACCAATCGAGAGCTCTGGCAACGATCCCGCCTTTACCGCTTCCCATGTTTCGCTATCGTTAACGCGGATTTTGACAATAGCGCCCTCCCGCCCTTTGCCAAAGCCAAGGGCTTCCCGTTCCGCGCTGCTAAGGGTGATCGCTTGCACGATATCAGCCTTGGGGCCACCGTTGTGCATAACCTTACCGCGATTCAAGCCGCCATCAGCGAACGAACGGATAAAGGCTTGCTCCAGGTCCTCGATCGAAATCACGTCACCTTGCGCGTCAACGATTGGCGTGCCGTCGTCTTTTGTGACAACGCTAGCCCACGCGGTAACGATCCGCTTTTCGTCTTGCTTGGCGATTACCTCGAACGACAGCCGCTTGCCAACGCTCGGAACCGGGAAGCACTTGGACAAGTCGATCTTGAGGCCGCCGCGCTGAATCTCGCCACGCTCGAGCGTTGCGCAAAACGCCTCTTTGTCTTCGACGCCTGGCCAATCGCGGGCCATACACGCATCAAAGCTCATGGGTCCAAGAACGGGCATAAGTGTTTTTCGCCCGATTGGTGTACGGATGTCAATTACTTATTGTGCCGTAGACACTAACGCAACTAGAACAAGTCGCGTTGACCCTTGCGCGCGTAATCAATCCGCTCGAGCGCGCGTGCCTCGGCTTCCTCTCGGGTAACGCCGGCAGAGTATTGCATGATAGCCGCTCTTTCCTCAAAGGCGTCGCGCTCGTCCTCGCTGAGATCGTCAACGGAAAGAGGCGGCATATCATGCACTGCGGTTGGCATTGCGCGATCAGCTAAACGTCACAGAATCGATCGACCGGCAATCGAGCACCGATCCGCCGAAAGTGACAGCGCAGCCAAGGAAGATATCGAAGCCCGTGGCGCCCGTGAGCGTACACTCAAAAGCGCCCGTGGCGTCGGTCTTGACCTTGATTGTGGATGTCCCTTCGTTGGCTACGATCGAGCCCTTAGTTGCGGTCGCAAGCTTGCCGATCACAGACGATACGCCAAGATCGGCATCGTCAAAGGCGCCCATCTCCAGCTTGAACTCTCCAGCCTTGGCGGCTCCGGCAAAGTCTGTAATCTGGAAGCCCACGGTTTGCGTCGTAGCGCCGCCCGACACATCGGGAGCATCGATCATCGATACATTCAAAATCTCATCGATCGCGTTCTCGATTGTGACAGCGGTCCCAGTCGGCAAACCACCGTGTAGCTTGAGAGACCTAGCAATAGCACCCATTGGTTACCTCCCTAAGCTACCAGCGTGTAGGCTTTGACCACATCAGCAACAGCCTGGCCATGGATCGAGCTACCTGACGATACCTTGCAGGTAATATCGATCGTGTCCCCGATCGTATAGACCTTGGTTGCCGGGTTGGTGTCGGTGTCAAGGATCACCGCAACCGGAAAAACGCCATCCTCCCAAGCCGGAGCGCCGGCCCCATAATCCACTTCGGCGGTAAACGGATCGGTTCCGATAAACCGCTTGAGCGTTGGATCGCTTGGTGGGGCGGCGTCAGCAAACACGGACGCGATCGAAGTCGCGCCCGCGTTCTCGTATCCGTCATGCCAGATATCTTCTGCCGCATTCACCAGGGGCACGGCAAACCAGACAACAACGCTATCCGCCGCCGCCGTGTTGAGCCCCAATCCGCCGATGCTCAAATTCTCGGCGGCCGGGGTGATCATCTTAAAATCCAGATTGTAAGCTGACCACAACTCAGCCTTGGCCCGCTTGATCGCTTGGACCGCAGCACTCCGGGCGGCGTCAATCGCCTCCCGTGCCTCTGCGGCCTGATCTCCCTGCATCCTGCTAATCTCGCGCAACGAAAGGGACAGGCCGTCAATCTGTCCCTGGATCGTTTGCTCGAGCACGGAATCAGCCCGAGCCGCATTGCTCGTCAGGGCACTAACAAGCTCGCCTAATTCCGCAGTCTGGCGCAATGCTGCCGCAACGCTAGCAGCCGAGGCTGTTTGCCCCTGTTGTAGCGTTGCGATCCTTGCTTTGTTCTCTCCAAACATATCACGCCTCCTTTCTGCCTAGGGGCTATGATTAGTTGGAGCCGATGCCGTTCGCCTGCAACGCAGTAAGCACAGCCTGCAAAGTAGCGTCTACGTCGCCGGCTACCATCGCATAACCATACACGCTGTTGCCGGTATTGTCCGCGATCCCCTCGCTGTCTGGCTCATGCTGGTAGGTCTCGATCGAGGTGCCGCCGCCGACCATGGTATTGTAATCGGCGTCGAGGCCAAAGAACGCCATGATCGGAGAGTCGACCGCCAGCCGGCTAACGTCGCTCGACTCGAATTGATTGAGCGTCGTGCCCCACTGGTAAACCGCCTTGTTTGCGCCGACCAGGAACCCGACTTGGGTATATCCCGAGAAGACGTTGCCGGCCAACGCGCCACGATCGATCCCGTGGTAAATCACAGGGGCCAGCGGGCGAACGGCAGCCGCGCCCTCGAACGAAAACGTATTCTGCCGAGCAGTGATCGGGCCGACCTTGGTGCGCCGAAGTCCCTGAACCTGGAGCCCGAGAAAATCCTTGTTTTTGATGTAAACGTGATTATCCCAGAAATCGACCTTGCCATTGTCGAGCGGCTCGTTAACGGTAGAGAATCCGTTGACCGCTCCGAGACCGGAGCCGGCAGCGATTCCGCGATCATGGTATTCGCTCAGATCTCCCTTATGGAGATATGGCGCATCCATGTAAACCACATTGCCGTGCACCTGCACGATGCCGCGCGCGTCAACAACGTGGATCCCTCGGTGCGCGGGGTGACGGATCGTGTTGTCCTTCACTGTGATCCGAGAAGTTGGCGGGCATACCATGACCTGGATCGCTTTGCTCTGGCAGTTTTCCACGCCAGAGCCGGCGTAGGTCCCGGTATACATATCAATCTCATTGCCCTCGATTAGGACAAGGTTGTGCGGGCCGTCGTTTGCCTTGTAACAGCCAACCTTCACACCCCAGACCTCACCCTCTAGCTGCCCGCTGTTATTCTTCTGCGGCACATTCTTGCCAACGGGATCGGTCATCGTAACCTTGTTGTTGATCACAGTGGCGTTGCGCATCTTGCGCAAGTGAACGGGCATATGCCAGGTGTCGGTAAACCAAACATCCTCGATATAAAAATCCGATTCGGTGCCGAGGTTCTCAACCAAGAATGGTTGTTTACCGCTGTTGATCCGGGTCTTCTCGGCAGAGTCTCCGAGAATGGTGATCGACTTGTTGAGGGCCGGGCCGCCCTGTGCGCCGTTTGCCGAATAGACGATCGGGGCGCTTGGCGTACCGCCGTTGTCGAGCTCGAAATACTCACCGCTCGCACCAGGAATCAGGTTAACCAAGATCGAGATGGAAGTCAGATCCCACACGATCGATCCGTTGTTGCCGTCGTCGCCGGCATAGGCGAGATCGATCTCAACCTCGGTCGCACTGGCAACGGTAAGGATCTCCCAGGTGCCGTTGTAGCCGCCGGTTGCGGCGCCCGTGATATAAAGAGTTTTGCCAGCAAAGCCGGTCATGCCGGTAAGGCCGGTGACTTTGACTTTCGTATTGTCAACGGTCCCCTGCACCATCGACGCAGCGGACCCGTTTTCGCCAGACGTTCGGATCCCGGCGAGGGCCGGTTGATCGGTTCCATAAACACCAGTTGCAGTCAGGTTAACGGTGAAATCATAAGCCATCGATCGGCCCTCCGATTAGGTGGGTAAGAGTGTTTCGGTTTTGTCGCCCATTGCGAGCAACGCTGTCAAGGCAATGTTGCGTTGACGCTAGAACAACTCGCCTTGGCCGCTGTCGTCAACGCCGAAAATCTGCGCCGGCTGAGTCACCGGGCGAGGTGACGAGTGCTCGCGTTGCGGCAGACTGCCTAAGTCGCGCAAATGCTCCTCGAGCTTGTCGTCAACAACCAACGCGCCGGAGCCAGCAAGTGCAGTCACATATTGCGCAAGCTGTTGCAGGTCAGGCGTCTCTATGTCGCCATGAACCAGCATCGGCGCCAACTCTGCCGGCCATCCGTTCAAACTGACTAACTCCGGGATCGCGTGCTCGTTAATCTCCTCGTCTCTCATATCGAGCACGGTTCCGAGACCGATCGCCATCATGTCTGTGTTGTTGCTGGCGAGGGCAAATGAGCCAACCTTATCCTGGCCCAAGAGCAACCATTGCGTCAGCATGGCCATTGCGATCCGGCTGTCGTATCTCTGCACAACCGGATTTGCATCTGCCGGCTTGTCACCGCCGGAGCTCGCCAGGTCAAACTTGTATCCGGTTGGGTTGTTGTCTCTGCCTACTTCGGCCGGAATCACAATCCCATAATTCTCGTCCATCTTGATCCGGCGGATCATGGTCTCATATTGCGATCGGATGGCGCGTTGTGCTGGATCGGCGTTAGGGTGCATCACCTCGGGCGGCAACTGCATTACCGGCATTCCGGCCAGGTTGCGTTCGATGCCGATCGCCTCGAAGATCTGCACGTTCTTTTTGAGGTAATAAGTCGTGTAGATCGGCCGCAAAAGGCTGTAGCCCTCTGGGTTGTTTTTGAACTTGCGCAAGCGGAAGTGGAGCGCCTTGCTACGTGGGATCTCTTTGCTCTCATACTTAGGCGGCGCGGTCTGCACCATGCCAAGCACTTCGCCATGATCGTCTAGGTGCCAACGCTCGAGCGAGTCTTGACCACGCAGTGGCCACTTACGCCAGCCGATCCGACCATCGTTATAGCGCGATCGGAGCTGGGGCACCGGGGAGTCAGGGCCGAGGCGGCGCTTGAATAGCTTTTCATGGTAGCTCCAGCCGAAAGTGAGAGAGGTCAGCATCTCGGTCATAAAGCCGCCAAAGCCGCCCTCGATATCCTCGATTGCCTCGGCGATGAAATCGGCAACCTCTTTTGCTTGCGGGCTATCGTCTGCCGGCTCGACTCGCCAGGGGGTCTGGCGCAAAAGCATTTCGATGATGTAGAGCGTCCCGCCAATGATCGGATCATTGTCGGCCATCTCGCGAAACACTTTGACCGCACGGGTGCCGCGCAGGTCTGGATGCCATTCCTCATCAATCAACCCGCCGAACCGCTTGAGGCCGCTATCTCCGATCTCGGCTAGCAAGTGCTCTTGCTTCTCTTCGTCTTGCTTGACGATCGGCAGGGTGTATGTATCAGCCATGGTCTACGCCTCCGCTGGCGATACTACCGGAACCGTCGTACAACGGCAATTAGGCAACGTCCCGTCTGGCGTCTCGAACGGCTCGCCTATCTCTCGCGTCTGTTTCTCCCGACCCATGACATCATGCCCGCGACCGCTGCGCCCGTCGTCGTATGCTATCCATCGGTGCCGGCGTATTCCGGCGAGCCGATAGCCGTTCACGATGCCCGTATTTTGCGCTTGGACCATCTCGGTTCGTGCGATTAGTTGGGCTCGCTCTGGCGAGAAGGCTGACGCCGCGCCATCAACCGTCGAGCCAAACCGTAGCCGATTCATTAGCCGCCTTCCGATCTCGGTTGTCGACGGGCGCACGGCTTCGGTCAACGCCTCGGTCATAATCTGACGGATGGCATTCTGGCTGGCCCGTTGGGTCGCCTCCATGATCTCGACAACCTTGATTTCCTTTTGTTCAAAGAACTCGAGGACAAGTTGATCGGTCAGCGATACCTCGGCGCCAATGGTTGCGGCTCCTGTCTCGGCAGCTTGTTGCAGTTGGCGCAGACCGTAGCGCGCCAGAAGCTCGCGCAACTCCAGGGCTAGACGTTCATAATCAGGCGGCGCGGCTTTGGTGATCGAGTCTAACGAGCCCTCCCGCAACCGGCGCAACGCATCGGCCCTGGCTCTGGCGGCATAGCGTTCCAGCCATTGCTCAAGCGGCTTGCGCATAGCAGCGGCGCGAGTCTCGACCGTTTGGGCTTGTTCGCCGAGGAAGCGTCTAGGGGCGGGCATAGCCCGTTATGGGGTTATGGGGCTGCCGAGGTCAAGGCGAAAGCCTACGGCGATTCTAGCCCAGCGGTGCACGCTTCTCCCTATCACCGTTGACCGTCTTGCGCCTCTGGGACCGGGGGCGAACCGGGTACAAGCTGCAATCTCGGCACGTACAGGCGTCAACCTGCATACGCCACGCGCCAGGCTCGTTCGGGTCATACACGCAGTCTCGGCAGTGTGCATCAACGGCTTTTCTGAGGGACTGTTTAGGCATAGGCGCTAATACCAAACCGTAGACAACCGCACAACTATAGGTGCCCGCGATAGGTCGAACCGTCGCCCATGCCAACTGGGGCGGCGAGGATAGCGCCGAAGTCGAACAACTCAGTAAATGCCCAAACGGCTGCATCCATCCGGTCGGGGCTTTTCTCGGCCCCCGGGACGTAGTTACACATCTCTTCTTCTAGGCCGGCAAATACGCCAACGTGATGGCAACGACCCTGCTCATACAGCGCGCTAATCGGCTCGGCCCTCGGCAGCTTGCCCTTGCTCGCATGCACGCCACGGTAGGCAACGTTTGGATCAACGTGCCGGATCGTGGACTCAACCATATCGCCACCCTGATTTTTCTCGGCAACGATCCGGTCGGCCTTGTGGTCGTGGTACGCAGCAACCGCGCGGCTGGCCCATTGTTCTGGCGTGCCGCGAATCGATCGATCCTCGAGGACGTAACCGTGGCCGTCTTGACCAATCGCGCAGACAACGATCCCGGTGTAATCGCTATCTCCCGTGTTGCTAATCGCTGGGTCGACACCTACGACAATGCGCCGCAGCCCTGGAGCTTGCGCTACTCGGTTGGCGTCAATCAACCCGCGCGTCCACAACGCTCCCGGCATATCGTCAAGCAACTCAGCGTAAAGCTCTTGGCGTCCAAGTGACGTGCCCTCATACCGCGAGACAATGCGCGACAGAAACGACGGTGCCAGGTTGGCTGCGTTGTCGTAAGTGCTGCCTCGTGTGACCACGCAAGTTGAATCCTTGGTGAGCTCCCGCACAACGGCTTTCGGTCTCGGGGTTGTCGTCACAACGCCACGCGGGTCCGCTCCGAGACGCAAGCCAAGCAACAGCATGTCCCAAGCGTCGCGGTATCGAAACGCCGCCAACTCATCGCACCAGAATCCATCATGCTGAGGTCCGCGCAATAGGTTGGGCTCATCGCCAGAGTATGCAGTAGCGATAGCGCCATTAGGCCAGACAACGCGCCGCTTGCTTGGCTCATAGATCGGCGTAAACCACGGGGGGCAGCAAGCCATGATCCCAGACTCGCCCTCGATCATTACGTCCCGCACATCGGCAGCCGTCCTGCCAACAAGAGCGATCCGCTTGCGCCGGCCAGACTCAACCTCATCTCTCACCCACTCGGCACCAATGCGCGTCTTGCCAAAACCCCGGCCCGCCATGACAAGCCACACTTGCCAGTCACCGTCAGGCGGGAGTTGCGACGGTCGCGCCCAGAACTGCCAGGCGAATTTTAGTTGCTGGATTTGCTTGTCTGTAAGCTCGTCAAGAATCTCGAGCCGCTTCGATTCTGGTAGCAAGGCCATCGAGTGTGCTAGCGATATTGCCACGGACTTCATGGATCATCCCCACGCTACCCTTGTGCTCAACTTGCTGGGTCGGTCGACCATAGGCGTATTCCAAAAGCACCTTGCCGGCATACACGCTGTCTTTCGGCTCGCCGCAAGTCACGATCTCAACCAACCGATCAAACACCAGATGCGCGTCGGTCATCTCGATACGACCGCGCACCATATCAGAGACCTTTTGCCTTGCCTCCTGGGTCGCCTTGTTCCACCCGCCCGGGTTGCCCTTGTTGCCGGGGAGAAACTTGCCGGTCCGATCTCGCTTGGACGGCTTGTCATCAACCGGCGGTTTCTTTGGCTCGCCCTTACACGTTCTGGCGTTGTGCCCAAACTCGCCGCACCTACCGCATTTCGGGCTCTTACCCTTGACCATTGCTTCTAACGCTACCGCCCCGGGCGGGAGTTGTCTAGTCTCTCAATCATCTGCGCCGCATACGTCAACTCTCGGAACGCTTGCGCCAACCAGGTTATCTTGCCCCAGACATCTAGCTCTGATGATTTATCCAGGCATAGCCGCGCCTGGTAAATTGCTGCGGCGATCTCCTTCCGCGTTGATTCGGTCACTCCCCACCCTCCCGCTTGCGCTTCAACGCTTCGGCCTCGATCTCGCTAATCTCGATCAACGCCAGCTCAAAAAATAGCTCCGCTTTCAAGTATCGATCCCAAATGTCATCGGGCACGCAGAACGATCTAGCATATCGCGATTCGCCTTCGACGTATCCGCTCCACTGGTCGTGCATGCCATAGACCCTAGCCATTTTCGTCACCCCTTCCCGTCGGCCTAATCTCGACCGTGCAATAAGACTCGTCTCCCGTCTGCCACCACACCTCGGCCGTGACTCTCACAACCTGGCTATCGTTGCGAATGATGCCGGCAGCCTGAAGCGCGTCCAGCGGCGCACCGAGACTGTTGTCTAGGTCGGGCCTACGCTTGCCCTTGTAGAAAAACCAGACCTCGACATCTAGCCAGCCATCGATCGGAAACGTAGCACCCTCGCGCGCGTATCGGTTGCGCTGAGATGCGAGCTCGAACACGGCATCACGCAACCAACGCTCGCAAACATCGCTCTTGATCATCCGTCGCTTGCCGTTCGCTGGATTCGTCACGATGCGCCGGTTGTTTTTCCAGCTTGGCACGCTGCCGTGGATCGTGAATCTCATCTAGCCGACACCTCGAGCCGATCGCTAATCACCCAACCTCTACCACCGCACTTGCGACACCTGACCGAGTTGCGCCGCTCGTCTGGATCGTGGTGCCACCCGTTGTCACAATGCGGGCAGGGCTCGGTTGGTTCGCCTTGCGCTCGCAGGCAACTAGCGCAGCCGCCGCAAAGGCAGCCTGCTAGACGTTGTTGCGGTCTCATTGGCGTGCCGATACCAATGCGGGCCGTTGTTTGTCGAGTTGCCTTGAGCCAGATCACGGCAATCGGCACCGGGCGCGGCGCCGCACTTTGGACAATAGATATCTTTCGCATTCCAACTAGTCATCAGTTGATCTCCCGTCAAAGCGTTCGTGCGGATTCTGGTCGGCCCGTGACGGCAAATCCTCGCCCGTTGCCGCACGCCATGCCTCTCCGCATCTGTCACACGTTACGGCGCTCAGCCCGTCAACCTCGGCCTCGGTCAGCTCGCCGCCGCATCTGGGGCACCCCTTGTCGAGCATTGCTTTTCTGCCACTTGCCGTGGCCCTGGGTCCCATCGGCGTGCGCTTCACGTTGTTGCCGTACTGCTCCACGTATTCGCCCCTTTGGACCTGGCCGCCACGAGCCAGGTACTCGTCGACCGACTCACGACTCATCGCACCCTTCCTCTGAAAAACGTTCTTGCCACCGTTGCAGGTACCAAATCGCCTTGTCGATATCCTGGCTGGCCGAGTTCTTGTGGCCCGCGCGCGCGATGTACTTGAGAGCGTTGCCGAGGTGGAAGCCGAGCCCCCATGCCTCGATAACGTCGATCGCCTCGACGCCGCCGCGCGAGTAGTGCGGTGGGTGGTCGACTGCGCTTATCCTGTCACTCGCCATCGCCCTCTCCCGTCAATTTGTGTGCGAAAGGCGCGGCGGTGTACCGAAGCCCTCGTCGGCTGTGAGTACATTCGCTGCAAGGTGGGTCGACTGCACCAGGCAGACCAGCCCCCGCCGCATGGCTGTCGCGATTCATTCGGACCCTTCCGCTTCTTTTTGTCCTGTCATTTCTTCTTCTTCCATTTCCGGCTGCTCACGGCCTCGATAACCTTGGTCGGCGCAACGTGATCCAGGTAGCGTGCCGTCGTTCCGATGTTGCTGTGTCCGAGTTGCTTCGAGATGATTCCGATGTCTTCGTTTTCCTCGCGCAGCTCGGCAGCCAACGTGTGCCGCAACCCATGGGCGTGCACCCGTTTCTCAATCCCGGCCTTCCGGCCCAGACCCGGCAAGATCTGGCGCAGATATGACGTGGCCAACCGCCGCCCCTTCGCCGAATGGAAATACTTCACGGCCTCGGGGTTGCGGATCCGCTCCCATTCCCGGAGCACCTTCCATCCGCCTTTGTCCATACCCACGGTGCGGCTCTTGTTGCCCTTGCCGTGGAGCACGCGGATCGACTTGGCCTTGCGGTCGAGGTCCTTCGGCTCCAGGTCGAGCACCTCGGAGTGACGCAACCCGGCCCGGTACATGATCGTGATCATGGCCCGGGTGCGGATGCCCCAGAAGTCGGCCTCGCGGGCGTCCAGTAGGCGCTGGACCTCCTTGGGAGTGAGGACTTCGGGCGGGAATCGTTTGCCCTTATTCGGGTGTGCCATTCTTGACCTCCTCGCACCATTCTCGCCAGGTCTCGGTAACGATTCCAGTGCCTGGGTAGAGGTCATCCAGCGTGTCTGACGGCTCTGCGCCAACCATCTCGAACGCCCAACGACACACTGACGGCGGCTTGGCTCCGGTTAGCCCTTTCTTGAGTGTGATGTTCTCGCTGATGAAGTCGCGCATCACGATACGCCCCGACACCACAGGCTTGCGGCAAGCCTTCACGATCACGGGCTCCCAGGCGTAGGCCACTGACACGTTGCGCTTGAAGGCGCAGAAGGGCTTGACCCAGGCCATCACCCGGGCCGCGTCTGGCAGAATGGGCACCAGTACCCGCAGCCCAGGCGTGTGGGTATGGAGCACCCAGCCGTCGTAGTCGCGCTCAAGCCGATCAATCAATTCCTCGTGATCCACCTCGGTGTTCTCCGGGTAGAGGTGGGCGCATCCGGGGTATGGCGGGTCTGCGTAGGCTATTCTCATTTTTCCGACTCTTTTGGTTGAAAGCGTCTGGCGTGATTGACGCTTGATGTGTTGTACCTGATCGTCAGACGGCACCACTCCTCATGCGTGATCACGCCAAACATCACGGCCGCCTGTAGAGCACCGGCCCGGTAACGGCGATCCTTGCGCATATTGAGCAGGTCAAAAAGACGATCGGTCTGCGCGCTCATCGCAACGGCCCCTCGTCTCCCTTGTCCCAGTCAAGCGGCTCAAGGGCCTTTGATAGGTTCTCCGCGTGGCACTTCCGTCTAGCCGGTGCGCTCTCATTGGCGTGGACGATGTGCTCAAACCTCTTGCACCAGCCGTAGTATTGCGTGCCGTTCTTGTACTCACGCTCCGGTTTCTTTCGTGTGTAGTGCCTGCATGTGCCGCATCGTATTCTTGGAGCACTCATTCTGATCCCTCAGACGATTCCGGCGGGTTGTGTCCTGGGGCTTTGCCCCCCATGATCGCCGCCACGATGTAATGTGCAGACGGGATCAAATACCGCTCCCCTGCGCGTTCTTGCAGCCACACCTCCCACTCCGCAGCCGCGAGGGCGATGCGAGCGGCGTCGAC